TTTGAAGTCGAAATTGATCTCGATTAATTTAGGTAATACACTCCCACCTACAACTGGCTCAGCGGGACTTCCAGGAGAACTCAGTTTGGCGCTGCGTTCAATGACTCCTACGTCTCCTGCTAAATTATGATTGATAGTAAGGCTGCTTAAGATCCCTAACAGACCCGAGTCTCTAGCGCGCGTATTAAAGTAGCCACCAAAATCATCTGTGGCGCCGGCTGGGCCGGTATAAGGATTCGCTTGGCGCGAAGGAAATTCTGTTGGATTATAAAATTGATTTTGGCTTCTTCCTAGGTTCATGACGCCCAAACGCAAGATAGGCGATTGGGCAATAGTGGTGGCAGAGCCTACATCTAGATAATTTGGATATAAAAATTGAGCGAGCGCTTGTACTTTGGCGAGATTTTCGTAAGCTTCGCTTTCCGATGCTGCGGGTATCTTTAGGGCCAATGTTAATGTTCGGGTCGTATTCTTAAACTGGTAAATGGGGTCCATGCGTCCATATACCGTTTCTTCGGCCCAGTCTGGGCTATATGTTTCAGTATAGGACTCAATAAATGCTTTAAAAAACAACTGGCGTCCAGATGGTACATGAGTAATATCTATAACAAACCCCTTGTTTGCCATCGTGTCCGATCCGTCTACATAAAAAGACCCATCGCGGTTTTTAGATCTATCCAGCTTGTTGGCGTTAAACCAACGGGAGCCAATTTTTCGAGATGGTTCGTCTTCTGCGCTCATAAATTATTATCCTTTTTTGCCAGAGTGCCCATTTAGGGTCGATACGAAGTGGGGTAAGCCACATCTAACTCGTCGTTCATTGTATTAACTATCTTCTCTTCCAAAAGTTTGCCGTCTAGTTCCAATCTAACTACAATTTGTTGGTTGCCGCCGCGGCCCCCGGCGGCAGCAGTTGCGGGTGCTTTTTGTGCGCCAGTAACTGCGCGTGTTGCGCCGGCGCCTGCAGCAAAAGCCATCGCTATAGGAGCCATAGATACCGCGGCCAGGGCCATAGCTCCATAACCTACAGTCAGAACCATTGTTTTCGCTACAGGAAGCTGATCGATGGCATCAACAACGCCAGCCATGGAGGCTGACACCTTTTCTGCTTCCTCTCCTTTGATTTTCGACATCGCAGCGGCCATCACTTCAAATCCCTTACCAGCATGCCCTAAAGCCTGAAGCTTATTTACTGATACCTCATCAAGAGCCTTTGCGATACTACGAATTCCTGATGCTGCTTGTCCAAAATTAGAAAAATCAATAACTGTCATCGCAGTCATGATGGAGGCGATGGCGGTCAAGTCCTCTGTGGCAACCCACTTAAGAGAGACTCCCAACATGAACATGCCCGCTGCAAAAGCTACAAGACCTAACGCAGCTATGCCAAGGAAGGGGGCCGCTACCGCCAAAACCCCCACAAACAGTGTCATAGCCCCCATTTTATTAAGGTCAATGGCGCCGAACATGAGAGCAAGCCCTTCTGCCATTTTCCCGATTCCGACAGCAAGAAGAGCAATCGACACCACTAAGGCTGCGATGGGGAGTACCGTTGCCGCTACACCAGCGCCGAATGTCGCCATAGATGCTCCTGACGACTTGAGCGCGGGGCCGGCCTTACTTAAAACGGCTGCATTAACAGACATCGCTCTTCCAAAAGCTACTAAAGCGAGGACAAGCTGAGAAGGTGACGCCATCATCAGTCCTAATTTAACAGCCAAGAGTCCTAGGGCAAAGAGGAAAAGACCTTTCGTCCATCCCATGGTTCCTAGTCTTGCCGTAACGGCGGTTTTGCCGAAGAGAAGATTAGCTATAGCTATGGAGCCCATTGCCACTTTATAAGTCGCCAACAGAGGAAGAAGAACCCGTATTAATGGCGCGAACTGCATCAACCCCTTTACAATCCCCTGGATACCATGCATTACCTGGATTATCTCGTCGGAGTTCTCAGCTAGTATAGCATTCCATTGATCTGAGATATTCATTACTTTTTGGGCTTTCTCTGCCATTTCCACTTGAGACGCGGCACTCGCTTGTGTAGAGTCTGTCATCAGATCGGTGCGACCACTTAACATTAATGCCAGATCTCCCACATCTGACAGCCCTAAAGCGTCCGTGTAGAATTGCTTCTGATAATAAGACATTGTATCAAAAGATAAACCGGCATCTTCGATAGCGCTTCGGATCGTGTCAAAGCGGGATGCCGGATCCGTATCCATCATCATATCCATTGCATTGACAAAGTTGCCGCCTAACGCTGCATTGAGTTTTCCAGTAGCTTCGGCTGCTCCTTCAAATGTATCAAACTTTGAAGTAATCTGAATAACTTTACTCATCTCCATGCCTGTCAACTTTTGAATTCGAGATAGTTCTTTGAAAGTGCTGATTCCTTCGCGACCAAACTTGGCTAATTGCGGACCCATCGCTGCATATTGTGCAGCCATTTCTCCAGGCACCACTTGAAGCTCTTTGGCCACACTAAAAAGCTCGCTAGCCGTTTGTTCAGCCCCTTCGATAGATTGGCTGAAGTACTTCATCGAATTTTGAACACCAGTAGCCACATCCGACGAAGCTACTCCGAGTTCGCCCAATCGAGCCGTTGTTTCTTGGAGCGCTCGTTGCTGGCCTGCGCTGGCCATCGTAAAGTCTGTAACATTATTAATAAGGTGGCCGGTCCCCTCTGTTAATTCGGCCATGGAAACGCCCGTGATGGCTAATTGGTCATGCAGTCCGGAAAGCTGCTTCGTGTAAGATTCCGGCATTTGGAATGCGCGTTCGAAAGCTTTTTGTGCATTAAAAGCTTCGGTGGCAATTGCTACAACACCGCTTAAGGTAGTGGCGAGTAAGGCACCACCTTTTTTGATAATGGCATTGTTTCTTTCCTGCGCTTCCCGCTGATCATCAATCGCATCAGCAATCTCGTGCTCTACATCTAAAATATCTTGCAGTTGTGCCGCGGTAATCAGACCTTGGCGCGCCATTTCGCGTGCTACTTTACTCTGTTCGCGTGCTAATTCAAGTTTGGACTCTTGCAGTTCGGCTGTAACACGATGGGTTCTATTTAACCCTTCTAAGCGTTGGACTTCCTCATTAAGTTGTATAAGTCCTTCTTGTTGATCGGCCCATGAGTCACGACGAATATCTCGAATCCGGCGTAGCTCAACTTGTTCTTGTTGTAAAACATCGACGGCTGCCGCGACCTGGGCCTCAGAGGCCCTGCCAAGACTCCGCAGCTCTTTTGTAATCTTAAGCTGTTCTCTGGCCTGCTCAAGGGCTTGTTGTTGTAGTTCTAGTTCTTCAGGAGTAGGGATGATGGGCATGGATCAAGGTACCTTAAGAGATCTCGTAAATCTTAAGTAATTAGTTTGCATAAAAAAAAGACAGAGCCAAAGCTCTGTCATTTAATCACGGAAGGCATTCCCGGTTGGTTGTGGGCACTAAGGGTCTGGGCGGAGCCTCCTCCCTTCGAAGCTTGTTCGATGGCATCGGCTTCGTCCTGAAGCTGACGCATCAGCCTTTCCACGAACCACGTGCGCAATCCAACGGGTAAATTATAGGCTTCAGAAAAAGACCATCCACCACTATATTTTAAGAAAAAGAATGCCTCGTAGACATTCTCCATGTATTCATCGCTGAGGCCAAAAAAAGTCCGCGGAAAGCGGCACCTCCATCTCCGCTAAATAATCGCACTCATCGCACTCGAAATCTTGAGTTAAGTCCACATTAGGGGCTGCAAGCTTGTATGCAGTTCGAATGTGTCGAGAGTCAATGGATGGGATATTCTGAACTAAATAATTGACAGCTTCTGTGCTGTCATCGCCGTTAACGGCTACGACCATGTTACTCAATTGGGTCGTAATCATATTATCGAAGAGTGTCGACTTCTTTCGATTGCCAACATTTACAAGAGCCTTTTCATCATAGCCATCTAAGAGCTTAAATGTAACTTCTACCTCTGTTTGGGGCAATTGAAGGGTAAAAGTGCCGTCATTGTTATTTGTCACATTCAATTCGGAAGCGTCTTCTCCGTGATAGACTGTGGCTTCATTTAAATCGAAAGAATGCTCTTGTTGTGTTCCACACGCAGGGCATGTCACTTTTGTTTCATACATGTTTCCATAAGCTGAACTGCGAATGGCAATAATGATTGCGTTTCGATCACCTACTAATAAACTATCCGCATCAATACTCGGATCGATTATTAAGCTTTGGAGCACGCGATCTAAAGCGACTCCTTTCTTAAGCAGTGTTCTCGACGTTAAAAGATCTTCTTCTTTTGCAGTCATCTGCTTGATTTCAATGCTGTCCTGTCCGTGTAACGGATGAGTTTCAGCATAAAAATTACCACCGGAGGGTAATTCTACGAACTCTGTCGGGACTACGAATGCAAATCCCGGAGTTTCTTGTTGTAACACTTGGGGTGGGGGGCTATTATTTTCGGGTTTAGTGGTGCCCGTACCCAAGCGATCTTTATTGCGTGACAATATTCACCTCTTTTATATATTAACTAGGAGTCTCGCTGCTGTTAAGGTTAAAGAATTCCTTCTTGCCAGCGGTGGGACCACTCTTCGCGGAGCCATCGGGTCCACCGGTTACAAGACGAGCCCAATCATACTTCAGTGTCAGACTGAGTTCTGTTAGGTCATCAGACCCGTATTCCAAATCTCCGAACTTTAATTCTGTAATGAAAGCGTTCCACAGCGTCCACGTTTCCAGAGGGTCACCCTTGTGATCGATCTGCGACACTGTAACAGAGCCGAGAGAAGATGCCGCCGATGCCTTGGTCATTGTAGACAAGTCGGTTGAATTTGCGGGGGGATGATATCCACCAGCTTGAACGATATCGGCTAAAGTCGCAGCCATATCAGGGTTCACAGGATCAACTAATGTAATTGCAACATCTTGCCATGTCACAGCACCAGGATAATAGAACGTATGGTTCAAATATTTGTGCTCGGCCGAAGCAATCTGAAAGGAAGGCTTCGCGGCAGTCTTGGCGTACCAGAGGGTACCGCCAGTTCCAGAACCGTCATCGATTCCGTCGAACCGCACTACAAATCTAAACTTTCTTTTGGGATCGTTTAAACTTGCGTCAGCAGCGTGATTTGTTGACCAGAATGGCATAATTTAGTTACTCCTATATATTCTAAATTTAAATAGTGAGCGGGAGAAAAATCTCCCACATCTTTTAATCGTCGAAGGAAGCTCCCGTGGAAGCAATCACAAAGTCAATTGCGATAAACTCGATTGCCCTGGCAGGCTTAACCATAATCTTGGCATACAAGATATTTTGGTCGATTAAGTCCGGCGTCGTTGTGGATTCATCGAGGATTAACTTATACTCGGTGATTCCAAATTGAGTTTGGACGTTTGCCAGGAAGGGCTCGATAAGCCCACGGAACCTACTCCAGGTTGCTTGAACGTTTTGCTCAAACAGAATCTTAGTGGAAAGAATGGAAATCTGCTTCTTCAAGTAGATGACCAGTCGTCGCACGTTGATTCGATCAAGAGCGGATTGACGCTCCTGCAGTGTTTTTTGCCCAAAGACCACAATTCCACTAGAGGGGAATGAGGCAATTGGATTAATGCGCGCATCATAAAGAGTGTCGCGCTCTTTGGAAGTTAACTTCTCGGTCACAGCCGTCACAGGGATGCCTGCGGCGCCGTCTGTCAGACCGCCGCGGTTGAATCCTGCCGGAGCGAACCACAAGTCGGAGCGGGCTTCAGATGAAGCGAGAACACCCATCATGGCGACTGTCGGGGGTACCCACAGCAGCATGCCGGTGTTTTCATCTCGGGTCTGAACCCACGGATAGAAGGTTGCACCATAACTCGAATCGATACGACGACTGCGGAGAGCCTTAGCGGCTTCTACAGGGGTTGTCCCAATACGTGCTTTCTTTGTGCTCTTGTAAGCTTCTGCTGGCGGAATGTATACATTCGCCAAGTCAACGAGGGCCATTGCATCGGCGCGCTCCTCGCATACGTTAATCATATGCTGTGTGAGGGAGTTGACGGTAAGGCCCGGGGCTGCAAGAAGGTTCATGTTAAGAGCTTCCGGATCTGCTACTGTATCAACGGCTCGCTTCCAAGTATAGTAAGCTGAACTGTTGTTTTCGGTTGCGGTGCCGGTTCCAGAACCACCTTCTCCAGCAATACCCTTGTTATATACAGGGTCAGGGAGAAGAATGTTGAATCCATCGAAACCACCCCAGAACGGTGCGGTAAACTTGTTATATCCTAAGTCGAGCAAGTCGCCATAAGATGCGCTAGTAACAGAAGTTCCTGCGATACGCGATCCAGAGGCATAATAATATCCATTCTGGCCTGTATCTTTAATAACATCGTCCAACGAGAAGAC